TCAATAGTTTTTGTTGAAAACTTCAACTTTTTTTGATATACTTCAATAGGGAGTAGAGGAGGAAACACCTATGAAATACGAAGAAACAGCAAAAAGACTAAAAGACGCAATGATCGAAAAAGGCCTAACGCAACAACAACTGGCAAATCAGAGCGGAGTAACGAAGTCCTGCATCAGCCATTATATCAATGGAAAAAATGTACCAGACAACTTCCAAGCATACAAGCTCGCACAAGTTCTGGAAGTGTCGCCGGAATGGTTAATGGCAATAGACCAGACGCAGAAATATATTGTGGTAGAAAATACGGAACTCCAACAGGAAATCGCAACCATGACACAGGCGGAGCTTAACCGCCTGTTGAAATACGCACAAAAGATAAAGGAGAAAAAATGAAATACAACCAGCAAGTGTACCTCGGCTTTGACCGATCAGGGAAACAGATAAGAAAGTGGTTCCATGCCGATACAAAGGCAGACCTCAAACAGCAGATCGAGGACTACAAGATCGCAATGCGGAAGGCTCCGAATCCGTCCGAGGTGACGTTCGGGAAATATTCGCAGGACTGGCTGACGATCAGCAAAGGAACGAAATCCAAACAGACGCAGGATGCCGCCCGCACCCATCTGCGAAAGTGCGCCGCTCTGGAGCCGTACCCGATCAGGCGGATCACAAGGTCGCAACTTCAAAAAGTCGTGAACGAATCGTGGGATCATCCGCATGCCGCAAAAGGTGTGGCGGATGTACTGCGCCAGATATTCCAGATGGCGGCGAATGACGGCATTATTCCCGCAAATATCGCCCTTAACCTCGACCGCCCTAAACTTATGCCACCGCAGTTCCATCTGCTGACAGAGCGGGAATTAGAGGCAGTGAAAGTGGCAGACCTTGATGATCAGGACAGGCTGTTCGTCACGATCTTGCAGACATTCGGCCTGCGTCCGGCAGAAGCTCTTGCGCTCCAGCCTGCCGACTTCGATCTGGACGGCAAAGTCCTGCACGTCACAAAGGCTTTGGAAATGACGAACGACAATAAGAGCAGGATCAAGGGAACGAAAACCGAAGCCGTGCGTGACATACCTATACCAGATGCGCTTATTCCGCCACTACGCAAACGATTCCGCCGAAATGCGGGCTTTTTCCTATTCCAGAAGGGAAACGGCGGACTGTTTACCAAAAGCGCATACAAGCGCATGCAGGTGCGTGTGTGGTCGAAGATCAATGAAGCACTGGGCGGCGACATGAATCATAACATCGTCAAAGGCCGTACTTTTTACGACTTCCGGCACCGCCGTGCGACCGATCTTTATTACCTCTGCCAGCGTGGAGTGATCTCCACAAAGCAGGCGGCGGCTCTTATGGGTCACAGCGAGATCATCTTCCTGAAAACGTACTCGCACATTGACGAAACGAAGGAAAATCTGGCCGAAATTTACCCTGATTTTGAGGCGGTAAATCTGTGAGAAATCTGTGAGAAATCTGTGAGATTGTGAGAAATTTGTGAGAAAAAAACAACAAAAAACAGCAAAAAAGTCGACAAAAAAGGAACTGGCATAGAGGCAATAAAAAAGGCGGAAAACCCTATAAAATCAAGGTTTTCCGCTATTTTTCAAGGCCAGCCACAAGCCAGATTCGAACTGGCGACCCCTTCATTACGAGTGAAGTGCACTTTCCTTTATTTTAGGGCTTTTTTGCCCCTATCTGTGAGAAAACTGTGAGATTTTAAAATAAAAAAAGTGCTCCCGCAGGAAAAAGGGAAGAACCTACGGGAGCAGAAAGGAGAAATATATTCAGCAGGCGACATTGAAGAAAAAACGCTATTGTAGATACGGAGGCACACAGAAAAAGACAATGCCGCCCGCACGAATATCAGATCAGACTACTTTTCCGCCTGCGATCTTGTAGGTCTTGCCGGAGAACTTGTAGTCGCCGTTATAATCAAAATTGACCTTTCCTTTTTCCAGCACCCAAGTGCCGTACTCGTTCACGCAAAGTCCGTTGTAATCGAAGTCTACTTTGCCGCCCTGAAGCATCCACCATCCGTTCTCATTCTTGGCTAATCCGTTATAATCGAAATCGACCTTGCCATTGGTGACTTTCCACCATCCGTTTTCGTTCTTCACGATTCCGTTGTATGTGAAGTCCACCTTTCCGTCTTTTAGATACCACCAACCATATTCGTTCTTGGCAAGTCCTGTGAAGGTGAAGTCAACCTTGCCGTTCGTGATCTTCCACCAACCATACTCGTTCTTTGCTACTCCGTTGTATGAGTAGTCAATGTTCCCGCCAACGAAGTAGTACCACGCACCGCCATAATACTGCACCCATTTGTAGGTGTTCGGAATCTCCGTGTTGAGGTACTGTTCAGGATCAATCTGGTAGCCGTTTGCTCTGCGAATCTCAAAATGCAGATGCCCGCCGTCAGAGGTGCCGGAGTTGTCCATATACCCCAAACGCTGTCCTTTGTTTACCCGCTGACCGACATAGACCTGAACTGTATTGTAGTAAAGGTGTGCGTACATCGTGTATTCGCCGTTGTCGTGTCTTAACAAGACATAGTTGCCATAGGAATTATACTCAAAGCCTGTGCAGTCGTTTCTTAACGCAACTACTGTGCCAGCGGAATGAGCCACGATCCAATTCAAACAAGTTCGTTCTCCGTTCCAATCAACCAGATCAATGCCCCAATGGTCATAGTCGTAGCCTTTTGCATAGTTGATGTGGTACGGCTGTGTAATGAAGCAAATATCACTCTCGATCACTCTGCATTTTACGATTCCCATCAGTTCTCGCCCTCCTCAAAAATTTCCTTGAACTCCTCTGGTTCGTCCATTTTCATTTCAACACCGATTTCAGGTGTGATTTCAGGCTGAACGATGACCTCTTTTTGTAAATACTCATCAAAAACTTTCATTTAAGCCTCCTGTTCTGATGGAATCGGTTGTGACCTTTTTAATTCCACTTTTATGCTCTCGATGTCAATCATATTGACGATGACATCCCTGTACAAAAATTTCGTGCGAGCCTCTTCCTCATTTTCCGCTTCAACAACGGCAACGCTAATGCACTCGACTTCATAAATATTTCCCATTTTTGCCTCCTATTTTTTCGTATAAATGTTTTAATGCGTAAAAAAGGTCAAGCATTTCAAGCAGTTCTTCCATTCACTCCTCCATCTTTGTCCGTGTAGGATTTTCTATACCATCCACATTTCGGGCAAACTGCACCGATCTCGGCTTCGTTAACCAAAAGCGTCCCGCATTTTCGGCATTTTCTACGAATGTTTGGACGCCTCCTCAATTTGCTTGCCATAGTTAGTCCACCCTCCTTTCAAGGTCATCAATCCTGTGGTTCGCTACTTTAATTTTTTCATCATGCACCTCCGTTTTCGTTTCAAGGTTATAGGTTCGCTCTTGCAGATTGTTGTATTTGTCCTGTTTCTTCTCCAACTGCTCAATGCGGTACAACGTCTTGCTGTTTGCGACCAGAACTGTCACGATTGTTCCAAGTAAAGTGATAACCCCTGTGATGATTGCCACGATGATTGCTTCTGACATTTATTTGCCCTCGATTTTCGTTTTATTTAAAGCTTCAAGAATGATATTCCAGACCGCCGATATTCCGGCAGATAACGCACCGACCAGAATTGGCAAGAGCCAGCCTTTCCAGTCAGTAAAGTCCCAGTTGACAACGTGATTTGCGATCATTGCGATGTTCGCCACGAAATAGGCAACTGTAGCCTGCACGAACGTCTTGATTGCTCTAATCAACCAGTCTTTCATTTTTTGCCCTCCTTTTCGCCACAACTGCAAAAATCAATGTCTGTATATCCAAATTTTGCAACTGCATACGGACAGTTTTTAGTTCCGTCTTTTTTACAGTCCTTACACCGCACAATTTCCACCGCATCAGTCATTTGTTTTAACAGTTCAATAGAACAATTTGAATACCCTCGCTTTTCTGATTCGCTGATAATTAAATCTACATTGACATACCTTGCCATTGTTCTGCCTCCATTTCTGTGCAAACAAAAACAGGGCGCGAAGCCCTGTTTTCGTTATGCTTTAACGTAATATTTCACCTCAACCTCATCCACATCGCTCCATACGTTGTTCTGTCCAGCAAGCATCTTGACTTGCTGTGCGGTCAACTGAACTGTCTGCGGAGTTCCAAGTTGATAAACCAACTTTGAACCATTTAAACTATTTTTAAAAGCAGTAGCGTCTGTGTATCTTGAATCACGAATAAATATTCGCTTACTTGACGAAAGTGAAAGATTACAATAACTGACCGCCATATCATCATTTTTAAATGTTGTTGTGTGTTCTTGGACTACTTTGTATCGGTCACATATTCCTTCGTAACCATAATTCTTTGACGTAGGAGAATCACTCGGCATACTTGCATAGAACCAAGCATTTGACGAATTATATGTCCAAGTGCGGTTATACAAGTCCGCAATGCCGTGTGTCAGCGTCAGCACTCCTGTCAAGAGGTTCAGCGTGCCACCATAAACTGTATTGTCAAAGGTTTCTGTGTAGGTGTTTCCTTTGAAAGCAACAAAATCGCCTGCGGTCAACACACCTTCAAAGATTCCACTTTCATCATAGTAAAGTCGTGTTGTTCCGCTCGAATTTTGTTTTCCAAGGTAGTCTATTGTTTTATTACTTGCAGATACAAATACAATAGTTGTTACTCCGCCACCTGTTGCGCCGTTTATAGAAGTAGCCGTTCCGTCTGTGTAAACTACTCTCATATTCGTGCCAACGCCCGAACTCTTGTAGACTTTAAGAATGAATGTGTAACGTGTATTCTCTTTAAACTTTCCGTCAAGTATTTTTGTGAATGGTTGAATGTAAGTGTAACTTGCTTTGTATTCAACATATCTGTTTGTTGGATTGTCACTTGCATCGCTAACACCATTCAGTACTCCGTCACGCAGTAATTCGCCGCCAAAGAGGTTCACTCCTGTGTGATATACATTCGCCTCGTCATACCCTGTAATTGGGCAGATGTTGGACGGCGGAGCATAAGACGGATCGCTATCTGTCGCAAGGCGAACCATAGGCTTTGAAACTTTGTTTGAGATCGTGCCGTCACCAGATAAAATTGCATATTCGCAGGAATAAGTGCCAGCCGGAACTTCTACGTCAGTACCCATTGAAACGTGAATATTGCCACTCGCCCAAAGACGCAATCGAACGTCTGTTGAGCCGCTGTTCAATATACAGGCACTCGACAACGTAATGGAACTCATTATGCTCAACTCGCTTTGACTTGAAGAAGTGCCATTAACATTGATTCCCGTTATATTCCCAGCGGAATCTGTTTGAATCGTGAAGGTAACACCCAAATGCGTGTATGCGTTATCTGACCAAGTTCCTTCTGTGTTTAGTGCTTTTACAGAATCAACAGTAAAGTCAAGTTGATTTCTTCCTCCGCCTTCTGGCCACGGATGGTCATAGCCGTGAAGGTCTTGCTGTGCTTCCATATTCGCCTTTAACTCAAGAAACGGAAACGGAACAAGGTCATTCATAAAGGACACGATCCGTCCAGAAGCACTTGCAATGTCCAAGTGCTGAAAATAATCGTCAATGAGGGAAGCGGAAGGACAGTTCATTGTTTCCAGTTCCATCTTTACCTTTTCCTCAATGACGGAAATACCCATAGGTACTACCATACTCACGATAAAACCCTCCCCAGAAGATTGTTGCCACTCAAAAAGACGACCTGTTCAGATGCCCACCGATTGCCATTTAAAAACCCATTCAACTGCACAGTCACGATGCCATACAGATTGGCGGTCTGTGCCTGTGTCAGCGTGACAAGGACTTCCCCTGTCGATGGATTATAGTCAGTCGTGGTCACTTCCACAGGAGTGCCGGATGATGGCGAAAAGTTTGCGTAGATCGTTCCCACGCAATACTGCGGGTCGATTTTCAATACCACCATCAAATCTGTGTAGGTGTATGCTTGGTTTGCCATTTATTTAACCTCCTTTAGGTTGTCAGTCTGATGTTCTCAAACTTCGGTATATAGACGTGTCCGTTCTGTGCATCATCACTCTCAATGACCTCAACAACTCTTGCATCGTAACTGATGCCGAGCGGGTTCTGGATGGTCACGATGTCGCCCAGTGAATAATCCGTGCCGTATGTGTATGTGTCAGCGTTTGTCAGGATCGTGCCGGAGAAACTTGAAATTCCCAGATGATCAATGAGTTGCTGTTTGCCGTAATCAGTCAGCATGTTCTCATATTGTGCATCCGTAAGATCACCGCCGTCGCCCTTCTTCGACAAGGACTTCGCATCGACATAAAGTTCATATCGTTCGATGCCTGTGCCTTCGTTTATCTGCATCAGCGTTCTGTCAACACCTTCGCCTTCGCCTGCGATATATGCGGCATTTTTGAAAGTGGTTTCGTCATAGGTATAATCGCTTCCAGAGAGGTTGTTGTAATCCTCTGAAAATACAACCATATCATTCACGCTCTGGCTTGCTGACCTATCCTTACCAACGTACAACTGAAAAGCCATCATGCCGTTCGTGTACCACTTCATTCGTGAGCCGTAACCGAACAGTCGGCAAATCTCCACGATCTTGTCAAACAGATAAAAGAAGTCCGTGTCCTGCCGGAAGTAATCGTCTGGAGTAATGTCTGTGTCGAGGTTCAGGTTAGACAAGTTTCGGTTTGCCTGCGTTGCGTTTGTCAGGTTGTCCTCGATCAGTCCCTTTATGATGTTCTTCGCATAGTCATACACATATTTCTGCTGAATGACGACACGCTGATTCAGGATGCTCCGTGCATCCTTGCCTTTTACGATCAGCCACGCTCCGTTATTAGCATCTGTGTGGATGTTCACCGATGTGATCCGGCAAAAAGTCGATTGCTCTTTTATCGTGATAAAATTGCCTGTCTTGAACATATCAAGGTTCTTTTTATTTGCCTTGACATAGACCTCACAGTCGCCTGCCTCATAATAGCGTTCTGTCCAAATAAGGCTCTGGTATTCGTCTACCACACCCAACACAGACAGGCTATTGTCTAAAACGTAAATTTCCATTTATATGCCCTCATATACTTCAACCACAGTCAACTCCAACTCGCTGATGTTTGCCTGTCCTGTTAAAGCTCTGAACCAGAAATCGTTTTGTCCTGTTACAATGCCGAACCAGTCAATGCCGTTCAGCACATTATTCAGAAGACTGTGCCGGACGTTGTTGCTGTCGATGTAGTAAACGTCTTTTTCTCCGTCATTCGTGTTTATGTAGATCACGTCACCATTCGCAAAACTCTGGTTGATAATGATGATTCCGCCACTTAACACAGCGTGCCTTGAATCTGTCCTGTTCGTGAATCGGGCATCACCGACACCGCCTGAACAAGTGATTTTCAGTTTTATGCCTGTCCGCACATCTCCACCATAATTGATGTATAAATGTGCCGGAAGATTAGAGCCTGTGTACTTGTAGACATTCGTGTCAACAGACGTGAAAAGCGGCTTATAGCAGATAATGGACACTTGAATCACTTGCTTTCTCTGTGCGGAGAAGCGGTTTTCTGTGATTGATTCCACAAAGCCCTCGATCCACGCTCTGCGGTAAGTATGAAACTCCAGCCGCACCTTGCTTCCAGTACGGAAAAGGGAATAGATGCGTAGGCGGTTTGCTTCCTGATTGCTTAACAAGGAAAACGTCAGGACGATGTTCCTTGTATTCAGTCTGTTGCTGTTGTAGTTCGCACCATTCGCTCCCGCCAACGGAGTGGAGTAGAGAACGGACTGCGGAGGCTGACCGCCAGTAAATTGCACCATCAGTCCGTCAATGTTTGTCAGGTCTTCCGTTTCTATTGGGTCATACGTTTCAACACCACTCATAAAAATGTGGCGGTAATTCGTCACAAAAAGTTTAAAAGGTTCGTTCATTTTTACTGTGCTCCCATATATGCGGCAAGGTTGTTGCCGTATCGATAAATATCAAGCCTGCTCAATGCCTTTGGCGAGTAGTTGTTCTGGATGAATGTCGTGCCATAGCCTGCCGAGCCATTGACTGCGGCATTGACACCAATTTCCGTTCCGTCAACTCCATTGACTGCATTCAGGATGCCACTTGCCATATCTTCCGCCGCCATAATCGCAGAATCGGCATTGTCTTCAATTCCTCCGGCAAGACCTTCTGCAAGCATTTCGCCTATCCAAGCCATCTGCTTTGAAGGTGATTCAATACCGAAGAATCCTTTTATTTTCTTCCACAGACCGCTTAACCATCCAGAAATCTTTTCCCACAGCCATTCAGCCGCCTGTGAAATACCTTCCCACAGACCTTTTAATAATTCCCAGCCTGCCTCAATCATTTGTCCTACACCTTCAATTAAAGCCTCAAACAGACTTGCAATGATTTCAGGTGCTTTCTTTACGATCTCTGGAATTGCTTTCACCAGACCGATTGCAAGGCCAATCATCAACTGAATCGCCGCTTCAATCAATAAATCAATGTTGTCAATCAAGGTATCAACAATCGTCAGCACAACATCCACGATTTTTGGAATCAAATCAGGCAATGCTTCTGCGATGCCTTTGATGATCGCGATGATTATCTGGACGGCCGCCTCGATAATCAATGGTAGGTTATCAAGCAGAACGTCCACGATCTCCAAAACCACTTGCACAATTGCAGGAACGAGGTCAGGCAATGACTGTGCAATGCCGGAGATCAGGTTCACGATGACCTTGCCGCCGACTTCAATCAATGTCGGCAGATTGTCATTCAGCATCTGCACCATCTGGTCAGTTGCTTCCTGAATGAGTGCGATGCCTTCTTCGGTATTGCCTGCAAGTATTTCCGTGAAGCCATCCATCGCAGAAGAAACAGACGGCAAAAAGCCGGAAACCATATTCCGCTTAAAGCCGTTCATCGTCCTCTGCATTGTTTCAAGTGAATCTTGGAACTCTGCGGAAGCCTCCACAGCATCCTCGCTCATAACCATTCCGTATTCACGAGCGGCCTTGATCTGCGCTTCAGTTTCTTCTCTTGTCTGGTTGAATAATGGTGCGAGTTCCTGCCCAGACTTTCCAAAGAGGTCATTGGCGAGTGCGGCTCGTTCTGTGCTGTCCGCCATTCCCTGAAAGCCGTAAATGACTGCCTCAAACGCTTCCTCACGGCTCATATTGGCAATGTCGTCCATTGATAAGCCCAAGGCCGCAAACATCGCTTGTGCTGATTCAGAGCCGTTCTTCGCATCATCGAGTTTATTGGTCAATGTCTTCAGGCCTGTTGACATACTCGACATTTCTGTTCCGGCAAGCGATAAGACATAATCCCATTCTTGGTAAGCATCAGTAGACAATCCCAACTTCTGCGACATTTTGTCTACTTCATCACCATATTCAGCGGTTTCTTTGATCATATCTGAAAGACCAGTGATCACACCAATGACTGCCGCTGTGACCGCCGCCATTGCCGCCGCCGCAACTGCACCCGCCGTTTTTGCCGCTTCACCAAAGTCAAAGCTCTTCTTTGATGCCTCTTCCGTGGTCTGGTTGACCTCTTTTAAAGAGCCCTCGTATTTTTTAATATTTGATTCAGTGGAAACGATCTCCCGCTGGAGTGCGGCCATCTGACGTTGCTGTTCTTCTGTGCCGCCATCCTTCATCTGCTTTGCAAGGTCTTCTTCGGCCTTCTTCAAGGTCTCGACCTTTTCTCTGGAAGCGTCCAGTGCTTTTGTCAGGAGCTCCTGCTTCTGTGCCAGCAGTTCCGTGTTGGAAGGGTCAAGCTTCAGCAGTTTGTCAACGTCTTTCAGGTCGCTCTGCGTCTGCCGGAGCGTTGAGTTGACCTTCTTTAGCGCGTCATTTACTCCAGTAGCGTCTGCGCTTAATTCGATTGTGATTCCACGAACTTTTGTGTTTGCCATAATTCTATAAATTATCCATGTCCGCCTGCGTTGCGATCAGCGGATAGTCGTAGTCGTCATTTGCTCGTTCGATCAGCATGTCCAGCACCATGCCGACCGACAACACTTCAAGGTCAGCCATTGAAAGGCCGAGCTGTGCGGCTCGGAGAAGAAATATTGCTGTGTTTATTTCCCTATCAATCGCCGGACTTACTTTTTTGACTTGCTCTGTGTCCTTTGCTCTTCATTCCACAGCATAATGATGTCATTTGCCGCAAGATAAAGCGAAGTAGTGGAGAACTGGTCAAGCCATTCGTCTATATCGTCCGGAATACTTGGGTCTGCATACTTTGCCATGCAGAACGCAAGGTTTTCCACGACCTCCATTGTGTCAACTGGAAGATCGTTTGCTTCTGGTTTCTTTTTCTTTGACAGCCCCTTTGTGATCTGTCCGAAGTCCAGAAAAACGTCCCTGTGAAACATCTCTCTGTATTTCCTCGGCAGGCCGCCGCTTGTTTTTAGTTTGATTTCTTTTCCGTCAATCAGGATCGTTTTTTCCATTTTGTGCCTCCTTTAGAAAAAAGCGGAGCCGAAGCCCCGCTTTATCCATATTACGATGTAATAACTGCGGAGAACCATGTTCCCGCCGTTGTCGTACTTGTGCTCGCATTGCGCACCTTTGTCGGATGTTTGCCGTTGATCGTGATGCGTGGATCAGGAGCGTTGGTGATGTTCAGCGTTTCTGTCTGGACTTCAATGCTTTCCTCTTTTGTCTGTCCGGCGACAGATGGTCTGGAAGCAGAGCAGTTATAGAACCAGAACAGGTTGTCGTTTGCATCTCCGTCAATCTGGAAGCCCAGTGCGAAATTTACGATTGCCACATCATCCAGCTCAAAAACCTTGCCGTTTGTGGAAACTTCACCAAGCACGTCAGTTTTAAAGCTTTCAGGAATCAATGCCATTTCCAGCGTCCCCGAATATCCATTGTTTGCATGGTACTCGAAGTAACGGATGCCGTCAGCGTAAAAAACGTAATCATCGCCCTGCGGGTCTAACGTCAGGTTGACCGCTCCACTCACTGCGACAGGAGTGGAATATCCGCCAGTCGTTGCGACTGCGTAGTGCACGTTCTTAAGATTATATTTGACTTTATTTGCCATTGTTATCCTCCAAGAACTTCGATTGTGTATGTGTATCTTTGACAAGCCTCGTTGTCGTCTATCGTCTGGTACTTGTTCCAGAACATGCCAGCCTGCTCAAAAGCGGATTCCAGTGCGGCTTCCGCCGTTTCGTCCTTGTCCGCCGTGAGTAGGTCGACCTGATAGACCTTTACTTTTTTATAGACAATGCCATCAGCTCCGACATTGTTGCTCCCTGTTTCCTGAAAACAAATAAAAGGCATTGCCGGACATTTATCCGCAGGAAATGCCAAGTATGTGACAGGGTAGCCAGATGTCGCAAGGATGGCTCCAAACTCTTTCTGCGTCATATCAACTCTCCTGTATTGTCTTTTTGAACAGGTTTTCAATAAACTGGATGGATTCAGCTTCGGCAGGAGAAAGGTGCGGTCTGGCTTTTGTTACACCAGTGCCGTTCGCCTTTGCATGTCCATGCTCCAGTAAATGAGCAATTCTGTAATGCGTTGGACTCCAAACTCGGTAGCTGGTATAAAAAGCACTTTTCAGCTCGCATGTTGCCTTCCATGATTTCGAATATGTTTTATCTCTTATTCCTTCCAGCGCAACATGCACCCGAATGCTTTGCAGGCATTTCTTTGCGGCTTGCTCCACAACATTAGGTACTGACTTCTCGATTTCTTTGCAGTACATATCAAGTGTGCTTTCAACTGCATCCGAAAAACCGCTCACACCAACTCGCTGTGCATATTTGTTATATCTGCTCGCTCTGTTGCTCATTCTCTGCCTCCTGTGGCGGCGACCATTCATCGCCGTTCAGCTGACCACCCTTTGCTTCGCAATAAAGTTCCAGATTTTCGTTCTTTGCCACATAAGTGCGGTATACTCCGAACCGCTGGCCTTTGAACTCCACGATCTGCTCGCCGTGGTATTCGTAGCGGTTAATGACAAAGGTAAAGGCAGGGTGGTCAATGCCGTTGCGTCCGGCATTGAACCACTCCGTCTGCGTAATCGACCGCACATCGCAAAAGACTTCTGTTACAGTTTCCTGTTCCATCCATGTGTAGTCGTCATTCTGGACTTCATTCTTGCTGATAAGTTTAATGACCTCGCTTCTATCCATTGACACCACCCCAGTCTGTGTAGCCTGTTGTCATCATCAATGTGGCCTTCTGCTCGTTATAATCCGCAATCAGCTGTTCCCTGTCTTCCGGCTGGCCGAAATAAGCCCGCACATAGGTCATAATCGCCCTTTTAATCAAAGGGTCGACACATTCCCCATCCAACTGTTCCGGCTGGATTGCGTTGCGTTTAAGAAGGTCTAATGCGGCAGAATCAATGAGGTCAATGATCTCATAATTGAAAGCGTCTGTATGTAATCGGAGCCGTTCTTTGGCATCGACTAATAGGTTTGTCCGTAATGAAATGTTCATGGGTTTACCCCTTACTTTTTTGCTTTTGTAGTTGTCGTTTTTTTGGCGGCGGTTTTCTTTGGCTCTGCTTTTTTGATCTCTTCCGTCTTCGGTTTCTCTTCCTCGATCTTTTTTACAAGACCCCGCTTCTCGGCATAAGCCAGCCGTGGGTCATCTGCGATCTCTGAACCAGCCATGAACAGAGTGTGGGAATCGCCATCAAAAAATGTCTGGAGAACCTTAAACATTATGCGTCCTCCCTGTCTGGGTGCACGCTTCGGTAAGATTCATAGAACTTTCGGTTGATCACTGTGTAGCCGACATGACCGAGTTCAAACTTCGGATCGCACCAGATGTCGTACCCGCATTGTCGTGCCCGCCAGCAGAAGGATAAGTCCTCGCCCATGTTTGCGATCGGGTTAAACATTCCGCCGAACTTGCATTGCACGTCCCACAGAACGTCCGTCTTGATCAGGACAGCACCGAACCCGCACCCGCCGATTTTAAACGGCTCATCCGGCACTTCCTTGTAATCTGTCCAATTGCAAAGGCCTTCCTCGTCAACTTCCAGTTTATCGAAAAGGACTGGAGTGAATGGTGGTGTTCGTCTGAAGTACAAACCAGTCAGGAAGTCCAGCCCCTTTTCGTCCATTTCCTTTTTCATTTCCACAAGCAAGTCCTGCGGAAATACCATGTCGCTGTCTAACCAGAAAACATAGTCCGCTTCGATCTGGAATGCTTGCAATGCCAGATTATTCCGTGATGTATAAATGAGCGAGCCCATCTGAAACGAGCAGGCCACATCATCATTATCCGGCTTTCGTATCATGGCCAGCGACTGCGCAAAAGGCGCAGGAAGCTGATCCATGCAAGGTATAGCGATTAAAATCTTACTCATAAAGCGTGCCTCCTTTGCTTATGCGTAATTATTTCGTGATCTTGCAGAAAGCGTCTGGAGCAACAACACCGAGTGCAACGTACTCACGGCCAAGAACTTCAACAAGATCCTGTTTCTTCAGGGTCATTTCATCGAACTTGAAGGTGATCTCATCGCCATTCGGGAAGTTAGCCAGTGCGCCGTGGTCAAGATCGCCAACGATTGCCCATGTATCACCAGTGCTTGCCACTGCGATTGCTTTCAGGCTGTTGTTGAATACAACTGGCAGGCCTTCAAACGGATCGACTGCGTAGCTGTTTGCATACTGTGCGGTCTTGAAAGCGGCATAGGTCAGTTTGTTCATAATGACAACTGGGTTAGCGGCTTCATCGGACAGCTGTGCGATAGCAGAAGCAACCAGACCGACAGAAGCGGATGCGGAAACGATTGCCGGAACGCTTGGGCATGTCGTTGTGGAAACAGTGCCGCAGGCGATGATCTTTGCGATCATTGTGTCAGCCGCTTTCTTTGCGATCTTATAGGTCAGTTCATCGTAGATATAGCGCAGGAACTCCTCGCCTCTCATGTCCAGAACTTCGTCACTGATCTGCACGACCTTTTTGATGGACTGCGGAATCAGGTTGACAACACCGAGCACAAGGTTTTCCTCATCAATTGCACCAGCGCCTTCGGTATGGACGATTGCGTCATCGCCGGAAATCTCAAAGCCGACTTTCAGGTTGCCCTTCAGATAGGACTTGCGGATGCGGCTTGTGATCCCATCACGCTCCCATGCTGTCTTTACGATGTCATAAACAAACTCTGGAACTGGCACTGTGCCGGAAACGTTCTCTGTCAGCAGTGCACGGCATTCCTCGTCTTTTTCAGTTTTTACATAGTTGGCATAAGCCTCGATGTACTCTTTAGAGTTTCTGATCTCTTCCATGCTTGGTACTTTCCTTTCTTCCGTTGGGATAGTTTCGATTGTTTCAACCTCGGTCACACCATCGGCGATTGCCTGTCTGACCTCGGCCTTTTCAGCCGCTTCAGCCTTCCGTGTTTCCAGTTCTTCCTTAATTGCTCTTGCTTCTTCTTTGAGTGCTTCAAGGTCAGCATCTGGAGCTTCGATTTCGTTCATGATCTCTGCTTTGCGTGCTTCCAGCTGTTCGACTTCCATTTCTTTGAGATTGCTCATCGTTAATCCTCCAAAATGAATTTGATAATTTCCTTGTCACGCTCGACCTTGGCTTTTTCGGCTTTTGCGCTCTCCAGCGATTCTTTGGCACCCTCCAGTGCTTCGGAAAGTCCTCTTGCCGTGATCGAAGTTGCTTCGTAGGCTGGGAAGGTCACAGCCGACACCTCAAAGACCTTGCCGATTGCTCGGATGTGTCTTGTCGGGTGATCGCTTTCCAAGTCGTCCCACGAATCAGAGTCCACAGTGAACATGAAAGACATCCCGCTGATGTCCCCACGTTCAACTGCGGAATACAAAGCTTTGCTTTCGGCATTGTTCTCCGTGTCGAGGTCAACTCGGATATTCATGCCGCTATCATTCACGGACATCTGCATCGTGCTGTTCTCGTTGTTATTTCTGGAACGAGCCAGCGGAATCATGTCCGTGTTATGATTAATTAAAAAACGCACATCACGGAGATCGGTTCCGTTCAGTGCGCCACGCTCGATGATCTCGTCATGCCAGCCGAGGTCTGTTTTTTCGTCAAACACGATCGGCTGTCCTGATAAAAAATGTCCGTGCTCGTCATTCTGCTCCGCACGAACCTCAAAATTGAAAGCTCTAATTTCTTTACTCATCTGTCTGTTCCTCCTCCAGCTTCGTGCTGGCATCGTAATACTCGCCACGGATGATCCGGCGGTCGCCGTCTTCCACTGGCGGAAGGTTCCATATTTCACGCACGTCATTGATCGACATGATGCCTCGGTCTAACATCTGGCTGGACACATTCAGCTTGTCCTGATTGCTCAGATATTGCAGTCGGTTGGCCGTTGCCATAACTTTGTTTCCGTTTGACTGTTCCCGCAGGGTGTAGAGCATCTTTGTCATGACTTCACTGAACTGGATCGCAAACGGCTCAACACGGCCTTCGTAATAAGCCGACCAGTCATCGCCTGTGAACTTATTGGTGAGGATGCCTTCATTCACCCCGAAATACTCATAGACGTTCTCTTTGATGATCCGCATCTGTTCTGCGTCAATCACCCACGGCTTCACGTCAACCTGATGGATGTCCTGATAGTTATTCGGGAAGAGTAGGATGCCGCCAGCGTTTGATTCACTGGAGAAGTTGTTATCCGTGAACCTCCTGCGCTCATCAGCAAGGTCTTCGACCTTTGCGAAGTTGTTGATCCTTGCCCAGAAGCGGTAGGTCGCCGCACTTTTGACACCTTCCTCGATGCCCTGATTCTGGATGTTGATCAGTTCCATTGTCGGGAGCAGTGCCGCATTGGTTTCACCCAGCAGATCGCTCTTGTATTGGTGCTGAACCATGATGCCGCAATACTCCAGCTCGATGGCCGCATGCCGTCCATTTGCGAACTCATACCGCAGATAAGGCACACCATTGCTCGCCTGCACCAGCTCGCACTTGTTCGGGAGCGGAGTATAAATGCCGCTCGGTTCGCCGTAAATGTCGTAAATTGGTGTAATAAACAGCGTGTTGTGGATGTCGAGCAGAGTAGAGGCTCTGCGCATGAACTGGCTCCATGTCTGGAACTGGTTTGGTGCGTGCTTCATTTTGCTCTGCAATGCAGGCCGTGCACTGCCCATCAACTCCACCTTCAGTTTGCTGATGTGCGTGGCATTGGCATTGATCGCCGCCCGCACAAGTTCCTGTTCATACAGACCGCCGGAGTATGAAGTAAAGCGTGGTGTGTAGCCATTCAGCATTTTGAAGTCGCCCTTGATCTGTGCGACCCCTCCCTTTGGCCTGTTCTTAAAAAGCGCATCGAAAAAAGACATAGTTATTTATCCTCGTTCTTTAACTGTTCCCCGATCTCGCCTGTCCATTTCTGGCGGACAGTCATTGCCGCCAGCACAGCCGCCATGCCGTCAATGTGAAGGCTCGGAGATAATTTGACGAGCTTGCCTCGTCCTCGTTCGGTCGACATCTTCACCGCTGAATTAAGGAAATGCGCCTTCAGCAGATCATTGTCGCCGATGTGTATTTTTTTATCTTCCAGCAGGCCTTGTGTTTCCATCATGATTCCGTAGAGGTTCTCGCCGAAGTACACGTCATCCATGTGGAAGCCATAGGCCTGCATATCCTGCACTAAATATTGCGCCGACCATCGGTCGTAACCGACTTGGAGCGGGAGTATCTCATACTTCTCGACCAGCGTTCGGAACCAGTCAAAGCAGTCATGGTAGTCCACAAAGTTATCCCCGCTGGCCGACATAAGGCCTCGCTCGATATAAAAGTTATATGGCAGGCCATCCCGCTGGCTCGCTTCGTCAATGCGTTCCGCTGGTAGCCAGAAGTGGCAGAACACATAAAGCTCGCCCTTCTTTTCTATGATCACGCAGGCGGCGGTCAGGTCTCTTGTCTGTGACAAGTCGATGCCGCCCACGCAATAACTGTGTTTAAAATCATCAATGCAGAGCGTATCGCCGGAAGCGTCCTCGACCACCTTTGCAGACAGCCAAGCAAGGGAACTGTTCTGCTTGATGTTGCACATCTTGCAGATAAACTCTGCCTTGCGGCTTAAAGAACCTTCTGCAACTGCGATTTCTTCCAGCATGTAGTCATAAGACACACTCACACCGAGATTCGGATTGCTTTTCCGCAGTTCATTGATGTCGTTCCATTTATCGATGTCATCGATCATGTAAAGGAATGGCAGAAGCCTTGTCTCCCTACTGTCACCCATTAAGAATCGTGTTGACCGCCTAAATATCTCGTCATAAATGGAATCGTTTACATACCCAGAAGTCGTGCAGGAAAGTAAAAGCCCTTCCTCTCTTGCTCCCATTCCAGACTTCAGCACTTCATACTGTTTCAACCCGCCATCGCCTTCCCATGCGGCGATCTCGTCACAGATTGCAAGAGAAGGATTGAAGCCATCCGACTTCTTTGCGGAAAAAGCGATTTTCTTCATTGTGCTGTTCGTTGCTGGACAGTACAGATCGGAAACTCGCTTTTTAATCAGTTCATCATCAGTTGGACGCTTTGTGTGATTGGCACTTGCTTCCTCACGCTTCGCCTCATAGTCCTCACGCTTCGCCTTTTGGTCAGGGTCAAGCTGGATCATCATCCATGTGTTGTTGTAGATGATGTCAGCCTGATCGAGTTTAGGTGCTACGTTGTAAATGCGTGCGCCAAACCCGCCATCCACCTGAAAAACATAATCTGCAATGGCAGAGGCCAACAAGGACTTGCCGTTTTTTCTGGCAACCAGAAGTAATGCCTCACGAAACTGCCTCACACCCTTTTCATCACAGATTCCAAAGATGCAGGAGATCATTGCCTTCTCCCACAGCTCTAATTTGAGCGGATTAGGTGCGAGTGCACCCTCTGTGTGGAAGCAGTGCGTTTCGATCCAGTTGATTGCCGCATTTGCCTTCTTCTGGTCAAAGAAAAAGAGCTTTTCTTCAAAGCCCTTTATGATGTACTCGTATAAAATCCGTATCCAGCGGCCTACCGTAATAGACCCATCGGTAATTTTTTGATAATATGCCAAAATGCAATTATCTTCGCCCTTTTTTGCCATCTTCTGATTATCTTCGACCTTCGTGCGCGCAATCGTGTGGAAACGAG